ATGGTTCTAAAAAGATTTGGACTCGTTCTCAAATAGCGGCAATGTCGCAGTCAGAATTTGATAAGAACGAAAAATCAATAACTGATGCTATGTCAGAAGGTCGTGTCATTAATGACATGGGTAATAGACCAAGCAGAGGTTCTGGTAATCCAACTTACTAAATTAAAGACCGCACATTGTTAATCACTTAACTTAACAATAAGAAAGGGGAATATCATGGCGGTATTTCAAAATGCCTCTAATAGTAATCTAAGTAACTTTGATACTACTAGTGGACAACAAAATGAGTTCTTCGTACCAGAAATCTTTTCGAAGAAGATTCAAAACTTCTTCAGAAAATCTTCTGTAATCGAAGCAATAACAAACACAGACTACGCAGGTGAGATTGCGGCTTTCGGTGATACAGTAAAAATCATCAAAGAACCAGAAATCACAGTTGCGGCTTACACAAGAGCAGCAAGTACAACTAAACAGTACTTAACTGACCAAGAACTTACTCTTGTAGTAGATAAAGCAAATAGCTTTAAGTTTATAGTTGACGATATCGAGGAAAAACTTTCTCATATCAACTTTGCATCAATCGGTGCATCAAGTGCAGCTTACACACTTAAGAACACAATGGATGCAGAAGTATTAACTGCAATGTTCGCAGGTGTATCAGCATCTCCAGACCACATTCTTGGTGGTGATGGAAGTGGTTCAGCTTCAACTACATTCCAACAAGCTAACCCTCTTGATATGGGTAATGGCGGTTCAGAACTTAGTCCTTTAGCTATCATGGCTAGAATGGCTAGACTTCTTGATGACTCGCAAGTACCAGAAGATTCAAGATGGTTTGTTGCAAAACCAGAGTTCTATGAAGAACTAGCAAGTACTGATTCTAAACTAATGTCATCTGATTTCAATCAAGGTGATGGCGGTGTAAGAAATGGTTTAGTTGCGTCTGGTTCAATTAGAGGATTCCAAATGTATAAATCTTCTAACATACCTGCAACTTCAAATGCTACAGGTCAATGTTTAGCGGGACATATCTCGTCAACAGCGACTGCACAGTCAATCTTAAACATTGAGACTTTAAGAGACACCGACACTTTCGGTGATATCGTAAGAGGTCTTCATGTATATGGAAGACAAGTTCTTAGACCAGATGCTTTAGTTAAAGCAATCTACACTATAGACTAATCTTAATATTGAGGGGGCGATTAATTTCGCCCTCTCTTTTATAATATTAACAGAAACAGAATTAAATGGCAGCACCCTTCAGAACATTTTTAGATTTAACAAATACTCTTGTAAGAGAATTAAATGAAGTAGAACTGTCAAGTGTTTCGTTTGTAAATGCAAAAGGAATACAAAAATATTTAAAAGATGCAATCAATAGAGCATACTTTGATATTTGTAACGCAGAAGATAAATGGAGTTTTTTAGCAGTCGGTGACCCAAGTAATAACTATTATGGAAATGTTGCAGTTGAGACTGTCTCTGGAACTAGGTGGTACAAATTTAACGCAAGTTCAACTAACATTACAAATGACTATGGGTTTATAGATTATGAAAATGTAATCTTAACAGAAGAAGGTGTATCTGGAAAAACAGCACCATTTGAAATAAGAAATTTAAGACCTATTACTACAGAGTTTTGGAGTAAGCATTATGCAATATCTGAATCAGTAGATAAAAGTAATACACAAACATTTGGTATTCCACAAAGAATTATTAGAAGTCCAAAGAATGATAAGTTTGGTTTATCACCAATACCTAATGGTAAATATAAAGTTTATTTCTTTGCATATTCACAACCAAGTGAATTAACTAATCATGGAGATACAGTAGTATTTCCTCAACAATATACTACAGTATTACTTGCAAGAGCAAGATATTATGTACATCAATTTAAAGATAACATAAGTCAATCACAACTAGCTGATGCAGAATATAAAAAAGGTTTAAGAACAATGAGAGAACAATTGATTGAACCTTTTCCAGATAGAATGACTGATGATAGAACAAGAGTTATATAATGGCGAAGACAGCAGCTTGGCAAAGAAAAGAAGGTAAGAATCCTAAAGGTGGATTAAATGCAAAAGGTCGTGCATCTTACAATAAGTCAACAGGCGGAAATTTAAAAGCACCAAGTAAAACAGTTGGTAATAAAAGAAGGGCTAGTTTTTGTGCGAGGATGAAAGGCATGAAGAAAAAACTTACATCAGCAAAAACAGCAAGAGACCCTAACAGTAGAATTAATAAATCATTAAGAGCATGGAATTGATAAATGGCAGAGCAAGGTGTATCAGTAACATGCGAAGGTGGATTAGATTTAGTAGGTACAACACATACTTTATTTAGAACACCCGGAGTCGCAACAACTTTAGAAAACTATGAGTCTTCAATCCATGGAGGATACAGAAGAATAAATGGTTTTGCTAAGTATGGTACTAATACTCCAGATACAACTAGTGCAAACATAGAAGGTATTCATAGTTATGCAAAAGGAGTTGTAGCTTGTCAAGGTTCAAATATTTATTATAGTCCAAATGGAACAACATGGACACAAGTAAATAAAGATACTTATATAACTAAGACAGGAACAGTATCAGTATCAGCAGGTTCACCAACTGTAACAGGAAGTGGAACAAATTTTACTGGACAGTTTGCAGTAGGTGATGACATTAAAATTAATAATGAAATTTTTAATGTATTGTCTATTACAAATAATACATCAATGACAGTTGATGGTAATTTTGTAGCAACAGCTTCAAGTCAATCTATTAAAAAGAATGGAGCAGATGCAACACAATTAGCAAGTGGTTCAGCAATAGCAAGAGTTAGTCAATCAGATTGTAAGTTTGCTTTGTATGAAGGTGAATCACAGTATGGTGAATTATTTATAGTAGATGGAAACAATCAACCTGCATATTTAAAAATAAAAATAGTAAGCGGAACACACACTTATTTCTTTAAAGAAGTAGGAAGGTCTGCTCCAGAAAAATCTAAATTTGCTACAATATTTGGTGAAAGATTAATTGTTGCAGGAGATGCAGATAATCCACAAGTAGTAAGTTATAGTACAAGATTAAAACCAGAAGACTTTACAGGTTCATCAGCAGGAACAATAGATGTTGGTGATAAAGTAAAAACAATAAAACCTTTTAGAAATAAACTTATTGTTTTTTGTGAAACAAGTATATTTCAAATATCTGGATTAGATAGTACTCCTACAGTATCGGGTGTAACAAAAAACATTGGATGCGTAAGTGGTAATACAGTTCAAGAGATAGGTGGAGATTTAATTTTCTTAGCACCAGATGGTTTAAGAACTATCGCAGGAACAGCTAGAATTGATGATATAGAATTAAGTTCTATTAGTAGAAAGATAATGCCATTATTCAGAGATGAAGTAATGCCTTTCTTATCATCAATTAGATTTTCTAGTATGGTGATTAGAGAAAAAAGTCAATACAGATTATTTTATTTTAGAAGTGGTAGTGCAAACAATATTCAAGGTGGAGTTATTGGAACATTTAAAATATCTTCTAC